TTTATTAATATTCAGAATCATGATTTCATCCTCAAACCATTTTCTTGTATTAATATTTTAAGATCACTGAAGCTTTGCTTTAAAACATCTTTTGTCAAGGGCTTGTCCATTTATTTGCACAAAATAAAAAGGGGCTCCGAAGAGCCCCTAATCATTTGGATAAAGAAACAATCTTACATTAAGTTTGTAACTTTAACGCGTCTGTAGTATTTGTTAGTATTTGCAGAAATACTTGTTGATTCTGCAGTACCAGCAGATATAACACCAGTATGGAATGGGTTAGCAGCCATACCGTAACGAGTTTTAAATCCAATTTTTGGTTGGAAAGTATTTTCGCCGACCGCACGAACCATTTGTAGTGGAACATATGGGCAGTAGAAGATACCAGCATCGTAAGGTGATGTACCTTTATAACCTACAACATAGTATTGTGAAGCAGCAACATTAGCAGCATATGGGTCAACATACACTTTAAATCTACCGTTCATAACACCAGCAAATGTTGTAGATGTGTCGTCTACATTTAAGTTGTTGTTTAGAGCAGGTGTATAATCTAAAACTCCAGCCATTTGAAGTGCAGATGCAACATCAGCAGAACAGATGATTATATTACCTTTTCCTCTACGAGTTTGTTGTCCAACAGCGTTAGCGTCTCTTTCAAGAGCAAACATTAAACCTTTGAACTTCTCAACACTCCAACGACCATTTGAATCTGTGTCTAAGTCAAAGATTCCAGCAGTTGTTGTGTTTACTTGAGCACCTTTAACAGCAGATACATAAATGTCTCTGACTACTTCACGGTTAATCTCAGCAAGAATCTCACCAGATAAAATGTTAGCAAGTTCTGTCTCAGCATCTAAACCATGAATTGCTTTAAGGTCTTGTGCAAGTTCCATTGTGTACTCAGCTTTTAGAGCACGAGTAACAGCTGTTACTGTTGTTTTTTCTATACTGAACGCCATTTCAGCGAAAGAGTTTGCAGAAGCATCCCCTAAAGCTTCACCTTGTGCTGTACTCATACCAGTTGGTGATAAGTATGTACCAGCAGATGGGCTGTCGTTTAGTGTCGCAGGGTTTGAACCTGTCATAGCAGATGATGTTAAATCTCCAGCAGCGTCATCATTACTGAAACCTGAATCAGCTTCATCTCCGAGTGCTTCATCACCATCCATAGATGCGAATCTTGCTCTCATTGCGAAGATTAAGCCTGTAGGGCCAGTCATTGGTTGTACACCACAGACATCATATGCGATTAAGTTAGGCATTGAGCGTCTAACTAAAGATATTAAAATTGGGTCCCAGTTCTCAACATCTCCACCAGTAGCATTGGTTGGAGCTGCTTCAGAAAGAAAGTTCCTATCTTCTTTAATAGCTTTTTCTTGGTTTTCAAGAATTACAGTAGTTACTGCCCTTTTGTATGCATCATCTATCTTTGGTAAGTCGGGATGTGCAAGGACTGGCGACCACTTTTCTTGAAGATTTTCTGTTTGAAACATATGTGTTCTCCTATTATATTATTTACTTAGTTGCACCCTTGTCAAAACCTTTCCCATGATTACTTATAGCTTTCGTATAGGCAGCCATAGAATCAGTTAAGTCAATGTCCTGTGCAGGGCCAGTTTCTACATTATCTATTGTCTCAGAAGCTTCTTTACTCACTTTAGGGAAATAACTTTCCTTTATAGTGTCAAGTTTACCTTTGAAGCTTTCTTCATCCTCGAAGTCAACATCTTGGGTAAGTTCTTTAAACTTTTCAATTTCTGTGTCAGCTAAATCAGAAGTTGATTCTGAAATAACTTTATTACGAGTTAGTTCATCATTTGACTTTTTAAAGTTAATTGATTCTTCCAAAGTCTTATTGACTTTTTCTTCTAACTCAGCAATCTTATCTGATTGTGCTTGAAGTACATCATATTTTTCATCTGGGATGTCTACATAATGGTCTTCAAACAGTTGTTTTAATCCAGCAATGAAGTCTTCAGCAATCTCGCCTTTTAGACCTCTTTCTACTGCTAGTTCATTTTCTTTCATCCATTCTTCTACAACATAGTTTAGATATGTATCTACTTTTTCTGTTAAATCAGATTTTACAGATTTAGTAGCTTCTTCTAATTCACTATCATAGTTTTCTTGAAGTCTTGTGACTTCATCACGGACTTTAGATTTAACTGCAGATTCAAAAACTGTAGCAGCTTTCTTTTTGAAATCATCTGACAAGTCACCTTCTCCACTCATTAGAGCTTCAACATGTTCTTGTACATTGATTTCTTTAATTCTTTGTTCTACAGCTTCTTTTTTCA